CCATCGAATTGATTTAACTTTAATTCTTCCCGTAATCTGTGTAGTCGATGAAACAGTATCAACCAACCACGGTCTTTTAGTTAAATCGTTTGCCAAAACCCCACCCCCTTATTCCTTTACCATTCTCAAGTTAGCTTGCAAAGCAACAATATGCGCCGCCCGTACAAGTGCATTAGAAATCTCGATAGCATCATCCTTAGTTTTCAAATCCGTTGCAAGAACACGCATATCATTGCTCGTCGTTAACGTCACCCAAATCTCCCGCTTAAAATCAGGTTCTAACGTGCTAAAGCGTAGAAGTTCATACTTCTTCAATACCCTATTCATCCACCTAACTACCACATTCATACTATCTCGCAGACAATAAAGCGAGTAAGATGACATTTGTAACTCCAATAGGAGCAATATGGTTTGGGAACATGATAAACGAAATTATAGCAATCGAAACGGCGCACCCCGTAAGAGGATCGCCAAGAGACATATAAGGAGCCAACGAATAAGCAAAGCTGGATAATGCAATAAGACCAACCAAACCATATTCAAAAAAGACTTGAATGTAATCGTTGTGAACATGGGCAAAACCCTCATGTAATGAAACCTTTTCACGATAAATTGTAAACCAAATAAGGGACTTTTTGTTAAAGCTATTAAAACCATATCCTACCAACCAGTAAGGCCACCTTAGCGCATAACGAATTGCTAATTCTGCTATCGCCAAGCGTGCCCTGAATGAATCAGCCAATGCCGACTCGACAAATTTAAGCCATACAAAACACCAAACAACAGCGAAAACTGGCATTAAGTAAAAACCAACCTGGGGCCAGGCAATAACAGACCCAAAAATCCCTCCCAAGATAGCACCACGCGATGTACTTAAAATGAGTCCAATAAACATCGGGATAAACAAATACCAAGTATCCCAAGACGCTACAAGGGGAAGAATTATTGCTAAAAAAGCCCCTAAGTTAATTCTATTTCCAAGTGAACCTTGCGTGGGCTCATAGCGTTTTCCAACTCTTTTGTTATAAGACATAACACTCGCATCAACCAAAGCGAAACAAGTTTGCCCTAAACCCGCAAGGATAATTGACGTTATTAGAATTTCTTTATTAGGAAGGCTGCGAGTGATAAACCAAAGAGCTACAACACAACCCCAAAGTGCAACTCCATGGAGGTTATCAGACGATTTATAACGAAGTAAGAGTAATCCGAAGATAAGTCCGAAGGGAAAAGTGTTGATAAGAGCCCAACCAAGAAAAACAAAACTTAAGAGTATAACTATCCTATCCCGATATGTCGTCCACCCTACAACTTTCGGGTTAGGGTAAAACCCTATTAACGGCGCTGCAAATGCAAAAGCCGCCAATATCCACTCCATGATCACTCCTATCGGAGATAGGTTAACTCGGTGGTGGATAATTCCACCACCGAGTAAGTCAACCACCTATGTAAAGTCGTACCAGAAATATCGGTAAGCGTCGTTACCTACAGTTACGGCAGCACCACTATCATCAATATTGATGAATTTAAACTTAACTTCATTGGTATTATCAACTCGACCTACCAATTCAACTGTCCAACCAGTTAATGAAACACCTGTCGTAAAAGACGGCGGCTCCAAGATAATCAAGTCACCAGCCGCAACACCAGTAATGATAGTAGAAATCATTACGGTACTTCGAGAGCCTAAAGTATTAGGATTTAACCTAACTGTACCCGTCCGAATATTCTTCGGCCCAGAATACGTAGTCGTTTCGTCCTGATTTGTTGGCTCAGAAGTTGAAGTATGTAACAACCCATTGGAGTCAATCCACATCCAATAAGTAGTCACTACACCTGCATCGCTAACTGCCTCAAGAACGATACCGCTTGGTTTATCCGATAAGCCAGTACCGTCCCTTAAAGCAGTATTAAAAGGTGCCCTTACTCGTAGCCACGCTTTACTTGGTCCGCCACCAAAATCGGAGTAACCGTCCTGCGCTTCTCCCGTTCTAGCCAATCAATTCACCCCCTTTATGGTGGCGGTTATTACGCTGGAGCTGTAAAGTACGTTTCTCTCCAAGAGCCAAAGCCGGCAACGCAACGGAAGAAGGTCTTAAACATTGCGTCACCAGTACCAAAATCATCACCATTCTCAAACACCGGGCGCTTCCTCCAGAAGAACTTCCAATCGTGATTTCTTCCGATAAGCGCCCAATTATTCGTATCGGTAGCATAGTGACAGACGAAGAAAGAAAGTTCCTCATCTATCAATGAGTTAATTTCATTGTTAGAGCTATAAGGCTTATAAGCCGACCCAAGAATTTCCCGAGCAATCCATTTTTGCTCAACCGGAATAATCACACGCCACGGCTTCGCAAGAATCTTACGATTCCGTCCATTCACCATCTTTTCAAACGACTCAACAGCAGCTTGCAAGGCAGTAACACTAAGCTGCACGTCCGTTGTAGGACGATTCGCGTAAGTACCACCACCTAGAAGTGTATGCGCCGTACTTGCTAATGCAAGTCCGTCAAATCCCGCAAACACCGTTGCATCGGTAGCATTGTTAAAGATACTCCAAAACGTAGTTTCCACCGTTTCAGCATTGGCGGCAGAAAGGTCTTTTGATGCCTTTTTCATTACATCATAAAGATCATCATCTTGCATTTCACGAGTTACCCTAAAGCCAAGACCGTAGGAAACATGGGTATAACGCACCGAAGAACCCTGGATAGGATTATCAAAGGTTGTCGGCCCGCCTTGAATCTTCTTAGGAGTCGTTCCAAGCAACGCAACTTCTAAGTCATCCTCATAGTTTCGCTTAGAAGTGACAATATGTGCAATCTTGTCATACTCCGTTATACGATCCTTCAGATCCTCAGTGTAAATCTTCCGTAATCCCGGTGCTAATACCGAGCTAAAAGCACCTGTAGAAGTAGGAGTAGGCATTTAAGTTTTCACCCCCTTCCTTTAGGCTGCCCAACCAATGTAAGAAGCAAGAACAACAGCGTAAACACGTCCATTAACATCACCAGAAGCATCCTTCAACCCAATAACCTTAACCCTCACGTCGGTAGTATCACCAGCATCAAACGCCCACGGAGTATCAGACTCAGTAGTACGCTTGATAACGCCGCAACGCAAACCAACCCTCAAGAATCGTACCTGGAAGTACAGGAGTAAAACTTACTGTCTTGTAACTGCCACCTGAAGGTGTATTATTCTGCCCGGCTCTTGTAGCAACGCCGTAAATCATGTTTACATCAGCGCCGCCCTCGGCCATTAATCCATTCGCGTTTCTAGTTAAAAGAGCACCAATCTTAAAGGTTGAAGAATTTGCTTCTAGATTTTCCCATGCGTAAAAAGGCTCAAAAGCTACTTCAATCGCCCTAACTGTCTGCGTAGCCATCTAGTTACTCACCCCCTCATTTCACCTTTAGAGTTTCTGAAAGTTGCTTTGTCGAGTCGTCAACTTTAAGTCCAGCCGATTCTGCCATACCCTTCCAATTTTCATTCGCCGAAGCGATGCGATTAGCGTTCTTCCTCTCCTTCATTGCCATAAGCTTCTCATAACGCGCATGGGTTAGACGAGCAAGAACAAGATCGCCATTCACACGCTCACCAACAGCATTTGGTGGGACAAGAGCCGATTCCTTATGCTTTGCCCCAAGGATTTCATAGCCATATATGGCCTTCATGCGTTCAAGGTTTTCTGGCTTCTTATTTAGCCAACAGTAATAATGCTCTTCTCCATCATCATCTTTTTCCTTATTAAACTGATCAATTTGGTCTAAATCTTCAACTAAGTCAATTAATGGCTTATTCACTTTTTCTCCTTCCTATTAGAACCAATTTCAATTTCTTCAGCATGGTCATACTGCTTCCAAAGCTCAGGAGAAATTCCCATCCTTTCAGCGACGGTCCTTTCATCCTCACTAAGCTCGACCTTCGCGGGTTTTATTATGCCAGAAACTCTTTCTTGCTCAAGCTGAGTTTTTCTGGTTCTTTCGGAACGCTCATTATCTTGTTGAGTAATCATATCATCAGCATACGATCGAGTAAGTCGCCAAA